CGAGGCACCGTAGCCACCGCTGTATAGACCCGCCAGCGTGCCGGCGGCACCGTAGGCCTGCTGGCCGCCCTGCAATGCCACCTGCGCCGCCGGGTTCATCGCGGTCTGCCAGCCGCTGTTGAGCAGGTTGCCGACGGTCTGCCCGGCACCGACCGCCGCCTGCGCCTGTGCCACACCCTCCTGCACGCCCTGCCGCGAGCCGCCGAACGCACCGGCCTGATTCGCGCCAGCGCCGATCTGCTGGAGGTTCTGTTGCAACTGCTGCCGCCCGATCTGCAATGCCGGGTCGATTACCGCCTGCGAGAATGGCGACATGATTTGCAGCGCGTTGGAAGCCACCTGTCCGGCGGTCGCCGGACCCTGCGCCGCGTAGCCGCCCAGCAGCCCGGTCGCCGGGTTGACGACGTTCTGCTGGTAGTTGCCCATCAGCGCATTGGTGGCGGCGTTCTGCTGGTCCGGCGTCAGCGATTGCAGGTTGCCCAGCATGTTGCCCTGCGCACCGGCCGCGGCGGCGTATGCCGGGTCATAATTTCCTTGCATTTGACGTACTTGTTCGTACGCCTGCTGAGTATCGGCCCCAGGATCGGCCACCATCTGGCCGCCATATGCCTGATAAGGCCGCTGGCTTAGATCAGTGGCTTGTTGAACAGCCCCTTGCGAAGCAGTATTCAGCCAATCCGGCAGCGCGGTTGTGCTGGTCGAGAACGATTGCGACTGCCCGCCGCCGCCTCCTCCTTTGCCCCCCATCTTGCCCTCCTATCCCCGCGCGCGGTACAAGCTGGGATTATGGCCAATTCCCCAGAAAAGAACGCTTATGAACGCGCCCGCCGTGCCCCGATACGAGCGGAGATAAACGGCAGAGAACGCGCTCGGCGCGACGCAATGCGTGACGAGATCAACGCCAGGGAACGCGAGAGACGCGCGCCGGTTCGCGACGATATTAACGCCAGAGAGCGCACGAGACGCGCGGCTGATCCAGAGCAGAAGCACGCCGCGTATAACCGCCAATGGTGGGCAGCCAATCCTAGTTACATGCGGGAATGGACAGACAACAACCCCGAAAGAAAGGCCTTCCTGAACCACAGGTTTCGGGCCAACCAATACGGCATCCCATTCCTGCTCACCTTCGAAGAATGGCTCGCGATCTGGGAAGCCAGTGGTAAGTGGAGCCGACGCGGTATCGGAAAATATCGCTACTGCATGGCACGCTACGGTGACCGTGGCGCTTACGCAGTCGGCAATGTGCGAATCACCACCAACAGGCAAAACCGTGCGGAGCAGGTTATACGTCATCGGACTAAGGCCTTGTAGAAGTTTGGATGCCATGGCTGCCACCCCGTAGGCGCGGCCACCCTTCCCCAACCCTTTCTCCCGCATGCCGTAGCGATCTTACAGCCATTCTCGATCGCAAACGGATTGATCTCGTGCTCTAGCGCCAAACAATGCTTTAATTCGCCAAAAATCAGCCAATAGTGCATGGCGCGAAACTGTGGAAAATCGTGAAACTCTGTTACAATACAACCGTCGCCGTTCTCCCATAGTTTCGCCTTTCCGGCATGCAGCAGCTCGATGATGTCGCTCACTGAGTGCGTATTTCCGCCATACTCCAGCGCGATCTGCATCCGCCTAATCTTCTCGCTGCCGGTCACTAGAGCCGCACCGGGTCGAGCAGCGAGACCGCGCTCACCTGCACATTACGCAGCGATGCGGTGCTCGTGCCGGACGATTGCAGCGCCACCCCGATCCAATAGGTCTGGCCAGGCGTCATGCCGGAGATGATCGCGTTCTGCGAGAACGGTCCGAAATCGCCGCCGCCGCTGGTGGCGACGTAGACCACCGGCTCGCCGATCGGCGTCCCGGTATCAGGTGCGCCGTTCACCGGTGGCGTGCCGGTGCCGTAGCGCAGTCCCGCGGTCGAGGTGCCCCCGTTGACCGAGTTGGCGATCTGGCCGGAAACGACCACCTGCGCGCGGGTGTTGGTCAGCGTTGCGAAGGTGACGTTGATGCCCATCATCACATAGACGGACGCCGTGGTGCCGGGCGGGCTGCCGGCGCCGACTGTGGCCGCCACCTGCTGGCGCTGCGCGAGCACGCTGATGTCGACGCGGCACTGCGTGATCCACGCCGCGATCACCGACAGCCGCTGATCGAGGTCGCCGCTATAGGGAGCAATGAGTGGAGCGGGCGGGCGTGCCATCAGCGCTTCCCCGCGCCCTGCATCAGAATGCGCGTGCGCCCGACCGTGAAGTCGGCATCGGCCAGCGCCTCCAGCCGCATCGCCGCGGTGCGGCCAGACCACCGCATGTCCACCAGTCCGTTGTGCACCACCGTGAACAGCCCGGTGTCGTACTCGGATGCCTCGTCGTAGGGCTGCTCCCGCACGATGAAGCGCCAGCCGAGCATGTCATCGACCGCGCAGGCGGCATCGACCACGAGTTGCGTCACCGCGAACCGGCTGTCGCCCTCGCCGGCGACGATGTTGCCCGACTGCGCATAGACGTTGCCGGCCGGGCCGCGCGGCGTGCCATTGTCGGTGTAGCCATACTCATGTAGATACAGCGCGCCGCCGGACCCGAGCGGGCCGCCGAGCACCGGGAAATCCATGGTGCCGACCGGGTCGGCCGCGGTGCGGGTGCGCATGCCGATGGTCCACGGCTTGCTGGGATCGCCGAAGTTCATCGCGACGTAGCGGTTGCACTCGGTGGCGCCCTCGTCGGGCCAATCCCACCACATCTCGGAGAACGCCGGATTAGGGCTGCCGAACAGCCGCCCGACAAAGGGGCGATTGAGCAGCGAAAAAAACCAGTCTCCGACATCGCATGCCACCGGCGCCACGCTGCCCGCCCAGGCCCAGAAGTTCTGCAATCCCGGCCACATCACCATCGAACCGATCGCCACCGGCGCACGCAGCGAAGCCAGCCCACAGCCGGATGCGATCTGGACGATGCCATACGCATACGGCGGCCCGACGTAGGTCATCATATGCAGGTCGTTGGCAGTCCAGATCAGCACGCCCTGCGATACCTTCACCGCCGCCATCGCGTAGCTTTGCGTCTGCAACAGCTTGGCACCGGCGAGATTGGTCACGTCCGGTATCCAGACGTGGTAGTTCTCCTGATCGGACCACGCGATATTGCGCGGGTCGCCACCGGCAGAGAGCAGCACCACCTGGCGCTGGTCGGTGACCACGACACCGCGGTTCAGCACCGGCGCCTCGGTCACGATCGCGGGCAATGTTGCGGGCGTGGCTGGCGACCAATGGAACAGATGGCCGTCCTGGGTCGGCACGATCAGCAGGTCTTGGCCGAACGTGTCGAGGCTCCAGCGATCGCCCTGATGGGCGCTCACATCCTGCGGGCCGATGTTCGCGGCGTCGCGCTGGGTGCCGTAGGTGTCGGTGCCGTAGTCGGCCAAGCCATAGCCGATCTGCGGGCCCGGCGGATCGAGCGCGCCGACGCCGGTGGGCGTGATGTCGGTGAGCACCTGAGTGTCGAACCGATACGCGAACAGGTGGGTGTCGGTGCCGATCGCGGCCCAGCGCACCTGGCTGTTGTCGTGCCACGTCAGCACATCGCGTGGCAGCGTCGCGGTGACCGCGCTCGGCAGTGCTACGTTGCCGCCGACCGGCTGGATCTGGCCCTGCCGAAACCGGATGTTCTGGGCGTCGAACCAACGGCCTGGCGTCGCCTCCGCGGTGCCGTTGCGGACCACGCCGGGCGGCGGTGCCTGGGCGACCCGTGGCATGTCAGCGCTGCCTCGGCAGCATCCGCATGCCGCCGCGCAGCGGTGCCGACCGCAGCATCGCGGGCGCCACAGCGGCTGCTGCTGCCGCCGATGCCTGCACGCCGGCGTAGATAATCTTGTAGCAGGCGAGCACCGGATTGACGATCGACAGCGGCGTGCCGGAGCCGCCGAGCGACATAGTGTGGCTGTGTGAGCCGTCGGGGTTGATGCCGAGCGACAGGTTGCCGCTGTAGCCGATGTTGTGGGCGTGGGAGCCGGCGGTGCTGAGATTATGGGCGTGGGCGCCTTGCGTGTCGGTGGTGATGTTGTGCGCGTGCAGCCCTTGAACATCGGTGACTAGGTTGCTGCCGCCGAACACCGAGGACATCACCGAGAACGATCCCGACGCGACGCCTGTGCCGTTGGCCGCCGGCAGCGGCACGTTGTGCTGGTGGCTGCCCTGGTTGTCGGTGCTGCCGCCGTGCACGTGGCTGCCCTGCACGTCCTCGGTGTGGCTATGCGCGCCCTGGACATCCATGGCGTGTAGATGGTTGCCGCCGGCCGCGGTGGCGCCGCCGTGGCTGTGCGCGGCGACGGTGTTGGTGGTGAGTGCGAGCGACGGCAGGTTGGCCAGCGCGATCGAGCGCGAGATGGCGCCGGATTTCTGCGCGAACGAATAGGCGACGGTGTTGCCGTTCTCGTCGATGGTGGTGCCGGCCGCGACCGTGGTGCGGCCCGGCGTCGGCGGCAAGGCAAAATTCGTGCTCCCGTCGCCAGCCCCGAAGAAGGTGCCGATGACAGCGAACAGCGCAGAATAGGTGGTGCGGGAGACCAGCCTGCCGTCCGCGATCAGCCACCCTGGCGGCGCGGTGGTCCCGGCAAAGTCGATCAGCGCCCCGATCGGCATCGCCTGGAACAGCGCTGTGTCGATGGTATCCAGGTCGGCGTTCAGCTTCGAACCCCAGCTGTCTCGCGACGCTCCAATCTCGGGCTTCACGAGAGCCAGATAAGTGGTCGTGGTGTCAGCCATGGGTCGCCTCCGGCTGGGCTGCCCCGCCGTTGCTGCGCATCGGCATGTGCTCCGGCAGCGGCTCGCGCTGTGCGGCGGCGGCTTGCAACTGCGGCCCAGCCTGGCGGTCGATCTCGCCGATGAACGGCGCCACCTGCTCGTAGGGCGCTTTGGCGAGCACGGCGATCAGGTTGCGCCATTGCAGCAGCGTCATCGTGACGTGGATCGGCATGCCGGGCGGCGCGTCGCTCATGGCTACTTCGTTCCGGGTGGCGGCTTGGCGACCGTGGGCGGCGTCGTCAGGGTGGTCTCGGTGCTGTCGTCAGCGGTGGAGACGTAATAGGTCGAGGTGGTTACCGGCATACAGATGATCCAGCCTAATGGCCCCAGCCCGCGGCGCCTGCCCTGCCAACCGACGCGGCGGATGTAGTCCTGCCGGTTGCCCTCCGACAGCACGCCTTTCGTTCGCTGCGGCTGACCGGCATAGAGGCAATAATACGGTGCTCCGTTTGCCAGCACCCATTGCGGGCCTCCGGTCGCCGCGGTTTGCATTTCGCCTGCGTTGGTGGTCATGGGCAGTCTCTCCTAGCGAATGCGGCGCGCGCGAATGGTCCCGTAGGCGGT